CCAATCACTTCCTCTAAGTATGGGTTCATACTTAGGAAATCTACAACGTCTACCTAATAATGTTTTTATTCTACCATTATCTTGTGCAGCTTCCATAACTCCAGTCATCAATTCTTTTACAAATGGTACTCTATCATGATACTGATTAAATAATTCATCTGCTTTTTCTTTAGTTACACCTAATTCGTTTTGAAGTTTTGCTTTACCCATACCATAAAACAAACCTAGATTAATTGTCTTAGCTTCTTTTCTATCTATCTTAGCCATGTCAGCAACAATTTGGTGAAAGTCTGTTGATGGATCATTTTCATATGAGTCTGCAATTATCTGTGCTGTATCATAACCAAATCTCAATGCGTAGTGTGCAACAAGTCTTGGTTCTTGCTGTGAGTAATCAAATGTACCCCAGGTACAACCTTCTTCAGGTATAAATAAACTTCTAATTAATGGTCCTGTATCTGGATCACGTGCCGGAATTTGTTGTAAGTTTGGATTAGAATAACTAAATCTTCCTGTAACTGTACCGCCATCATCAGATCGTATTTGGTTTATATCCGCATGGATTCTACCATTATTTGAATGTTTTAAAATAGTATCAATAAAAGTCGTACTGACCTTGTTTATTTTCCTAGCTTCTGCTATCATACGAACTACAGGATGATCATGAGAGGAAATAAAATTTTTAGTAAATGAAGGAGAGCCAGTCTTTTCAGTACGGTTATAAGGTAGTTTCAGTTTTTCAAAAACTTCTGCGATTGATCTGGCTGCCCATATCTGAGTATCTACTCCTGTTTCTATTTTTATTTGTTGTAATAGGTTTTCTTCTTTTACTGCCATTACTGTTTTTAATTGACTCGCTTTTTCGATATCTACCCGCACCCCTAGGTGACGCATATCAACTAAACAAGGAAAAAGATCAGTTTCGAGATTAAATATATTTTGTAAATCTTCTTCTATAATTATTCTTTTAAAGTAATTCCAAAGTTCTAAAGTTAACGCAGCATCTTCTTCTGCATATGCACCTACTTCACTTGCAGGCATCTTCCACATATCTGCTTTAGGATCTAATCCACGTTCTTTAGCTGCTTTAGTAAGTAAAGATTCATTCTTACCTTTGTTTAAATATATCCATGATAATGAATTTAATGTGTATGAGAATCTATTTTCATCAATTAATGATGCTGCAATCATAGTATCTATAATCAAACCATTGATTTTAATACCTAAATTTCTAATCCAACATACATCATACATTGCATTATGAAATATTTTTGTAGCAGGTGATGCACAAATATCTTTAAACCATCTTAATACTCTGTCTCGATCCATGTTTGGACCTGTACCATGAGCTATTGGAAAATAATTTTTATATCCATCTACAGCTACAGCTATACCTACAACTTCACCATTACCTATTATGGCCCCTGAACCCAGTTTCTTTAAATCAGGATCTCTTGTCTCCAAGTCAATTGCAATCTCATCTGCTGATCTTAAATCAGGAAACTCTGTAGGTGCTACCCATTCTGTAGTTGGCATCAACATTATTTTTTCCTCTTCATGTCTTTCATTTTTTTAATTTCTAATTCACAATAATGAATTACTTTCTCTAAATCTTGTATACCATTTTTATTCATGTAACGGCATACATATTTAATAACATTTCCTTGAAAAAAAGAAAGGTCATTTTTAGAAATGAATTCATAGGGTTGAATGTGAAAATCTTTATAGTGATTCCCGCCTACCTGTTTATCTTGTGGAAATAATTTTTCCATATCATCTTTGTGTGTCATATTTTTCTCCTGTATTTATGTTGGCAGTTGTTGGTTTAACGACCATATATCCAATGATAGGGAGAACGAGAGAATCGAACCAACTTCGTCCGTTAGAACCTGATGCTGCCAGTCACCAGTAAAGGGCATCTCGCTCCCAATCGGTTTATATACATTTGTATATAAATTCTTATAAATGCTTGTATTCATTTCTTTTTAGTCTTGCTTTCAATTTATATAAATTATTTCTTGTACGTGTAGATCCTACATACCAAACTCTATGCTCTTCATCGTGTTTATCTTGACTCTTCTTAATTGCTTTTTTAATTTTATCTCCCATATCCAAACAAAGAATTATATTGTCTTCTTCACCACCCTTAGCTGCATGAATAGTAGATACCTGAATACGTGCCTCTCCATCTAAATTTTCACCATTATCTAATAAATGTTTTATGTATTCTCTTTCTTTATAATCTGTTTCCTTAAATGCATCGAACCAATTTGTATTTTTATCCCATTGTTTTTGTTGTAAACCTGTGAATTCAACAATATCTTTTATTTCTTTTTCTTCTAATTCGATTCCTCTACACCATGAATTGTAATTTACAGATGCATTATATATTCTAACTTTAAAACTTTTACCTTTATTAGTTTCATAATATAAATTTCTTTTTCTTAATTCTTTTGTCATTCTATTTAATCTAGAAATAGTTCTTGTTTGTATTAACCATTTACCTTGAGTCAAATCTACTTGATCTAAATTATTTATTCTTTCACTTAAACCTTCATAATCTCTTGGATAATATTGTTTAAGTTTTCTTTGTCCTATTATATTTGTTAAAGGCACCATAGATTGTTCTTGTACCGCTCTAGATATTCTTTTAGAATATTTTAACACCGTTTCTTTTGCAGGTTCATTTATGAATCTATTTACATCTGCACCTGCCCAGGCAAATATAGCTTGGTCATCATCACCTGCTAAATAAATATCATCTGCATATTCTTTTAATTTATCAAATAACTTCCATTGTAATGGAGATAAATCTTGTGCTTCATCTATAAATATAACTTTAAATCTTGGTAAATCTTCTTTGTCTATTAATTGATTTATCATATCATTAAAATCTAATTTCTCTTTTACTCTTTTGTATTCTTTTAAATTGTCATCAATATTTTTTAATATTGAAAATTTTTTTATTTCTTTTCTATTATGTTCATTTCTATCGTATTCTTCTCTGATAGTAATATCTCTATTCATTGCTCTACCAATCATTTGAAAATATGGGCTATCATTATTTAAATAAAATATTTCTTCTTTATTATATTTGTCATAATATTTAACTCTTACATTTAACTGTTTACCTATCTTTTCATAATCTGATGGTTGCATTACTTTCTTAGTATTTAAATCTAATTGATCAAAAGCAAATGAATGTATGGTTCTAAAATAATATAACTTATCATTATCAACTGGCATTCTATCTCTGGCAACTTTTGCTGCTTTTTTAGTAAATGCAAAGTATGCAATACTATCTAAAGGTGTGCCTATTCTTATATAAGCTTTAGCTCTACTAATTAGTTTATGTGTTTTACCTGTACCTGGAGGACCAAAATATTTATAAATCATTATACAATGTCCTTTGTGCTTTCTACTTTCATAATTTCTTCTACTAATACTTCTTCTTCAAAGAAATATAATGGTATTTTTGCACATCCGTTTATACCTGGATATGGCTCTTGTGTTTTTTTATTAATACCAGGAAATCTTTTCTTTTTACCAAACTCTGGTTTAGGTAAATGTTCTTTTTCTTGATCAAACATTTTTGTAATCATGTAAGAAGTTCTTGATGGATCTTTTTTCCATTCATTTTCTTTTAAAAAATTATAAAAGTCATCATACACAAACCATGCGTATTCATTATCTTTTAATACATTACCACTTTGAAACGAATTAAATGTTGTAGCCTGAGGCCCGTTAATATGTTCCTGTAATAATTTTTTTAATATCTCCATTGGAGTGGTCCCTGGAGCCGGTTTCACTGTAGTTACACCATCTAACAATCCATTTATCATGTCATAAAATTCCATTGCTTTAATTGGTGGAGGAAATACATCTGCTTGTGCCATAATTAATCCTCTTAATTCTTTTTGATCTTTTATTTTATTTACATCTTTTGCATGCACTGGAACTGATTCACCTTTTTTATTTTCTACGGTAAAATAATATTCAGGATCTGGTTTAAAATCGACTTTAATTAAATGATTCATTAGAGGCCAATTAACTTTTTTATCAGATATAATTCCAAATCTTCTTTTTACACATTCTGATTTAACACAAACAGGTGCAAGTAATTCATCAGTACAAGTGTGACCTTTAGTTTCTTTTTGCCAGTTTTTTATTTTTTTTTCAATATGATCATCTGTCCATGTTGCATTAAATTCAAAATAATTTCTACCTGCTTGTAATACTTTATTGCTCCAATCATCTGGATATTTCTTTTTAGCAAACACCATGTAGTTATATAAAAATCTATCTCGACCATCTTTCATTTTATGTTTAGATAATATTTCCAAACAAGGTGGACCATCTTTAAATTCTTCTGCACCACCTGTTAATTCTTTTTGAATTATATTGCTAGATATATTTTTTAGTTGTTCTTCAGTTTGTTTATTTAATTGAATACAATTTAAAAATATTGCAAATGATATTTCTTTTCCTGAAGGATCTATTGCAACTCTTTCGTTTTTACCAAAGTAAGGTAAATTTATAAAGTTACCATTTAATTTATTACCATCTATATCATCACCCAGTTTTGTTTGTTTAGGAAATATTTCCGTATTAATTGGTAATTTAAATAAAAATAATACTTCTTGTAAAAAATCTTTTATGATTTTTGCTTTTACAAATTCTTTTGTAAATACATATAAGTGAAGTCCACCACTTTTTGATCTAATTGGAATTAATGGTAATTCTTTTTCTTGAATAATATCTAAATAATATTTTACATCTAAGTTTTTATATATCTTTGGATCAATATCTATTGCACCAAATCTTGCTAAACCATCATCATTACAAGGTTGTATACCTATTGATTTAGTTCCATCTAAATGTTGTTGATAATCTAAATCAGTAACTGGTTTACCAGACCAACCATAGTCACCATTTTTAAATTTTATTTTTCCTGTATCTGGATCTTTGTAACCATTACTAATATTACAAAAACCAAAGTTACGAGTTAGACCAGTAAAATGGTCTTTAAATTCTTTTTGTAATTCCTGCATTCATATTTCCCTTTAATTATTTTAAGAAGGCGGATCCAGTCTCCCGGTCCCGCCTTCTCTTCGAAGTATTCACTTAGTGAATTAGACAATATCTGCAGTCTTAGATTTTTCGCTTTTCTCATACTCAGGTTTTGTTTGACCTTTAGACACAGATTTTTGAAATTCTTGTGCCATTAAATAAAGATCAGCATCCTCTTTCTGAGCGATATCTAAAGCTCTCGCCATAGATGGTTTATAGACATGCCAACTTTTACTTCCTGCAACTTTACTAACAGTTTTTAAATTATAAACTGCTGCATATGCTGCTGGATTGTAAACACCTTTGTCATCCTTAAATCTAAGATTTTTAATCAACTGATTTAATTCTCTTGCAGGTGTTAAGTTAGAAGATCTCATAGTAATCACTGCAGGTCTAGGTTCATCACCTAAAACTATTACATAAAAGTATGCAGTTTTTTCTAAGTAGTTACCATTTGATAATCTATACTTACCGTTCCTTTCTTCAACAGCATCATCAGGTATTGATAAATGTGTTGCAACAGGTGGAGCTGCGGTGTCTCCCATTTCCTGCCATTCTGGATATCTTGTTTGCACGTGTGCAACAATAATATCCACACCTTGTTGACCATCTATTAATGTACCAAGACCTTTTGCATAGATCATACCAGGTTGAGAACCTTCTACGTACTTTGCATTACTCTTGTTACACTCAGGTGATAGTT